GAGTTTGAGCGCTGGCAGAAGCGCGTCACCAAGATCATCAAGCGCTACCGCGACGACATGCGCACGCAGTCGGGCAACGAGACCGTCAAGTTCAACATCCTGTGGTCGAACGTCCAGACGTTGATCCCGGCGGTCTACGCCAAGCTGCCGAAGGCGTCGGCTGCGCGCCGCTTTGGCGACAACGACCAGATCGGTCGCGTTGCTGCGCAGCTTGTCGAGCGGGCGCTGGACTACGAGATCGAGCACTATCCAGATTTCCGAGCCACTATGAAGTACGCGGTCGAAGACCGCTTTCTTGGCGGGCGCGGCGTCGCATGGGTGCGCTACGAGCCACACGTTCGCGCGCAGGAACTTGGCATGCCCGAGGACGGCCCGCAGATCACCGAGGACGTCGACGAGGACGGCAACCTGCCCGAGCCGGAAAACGTGCCGGAGGAGATCGAGTACGAATGTGCGCCGGTTGACTATGTGCACTGGAAGGATTTCGGTCACAGCAGCGCGCGCACGTGGGAAGAAGTCACGCAGGTCTGGCGCTGGGTCTACATGACGCGCGAAGCGCTTGTTGAGCGCTTTGGCGAGGACATGGGACGCAAGATCCCGCTCGACAGCGGCCCGGACAATCTCGACGGCCCCAACAAGCAGCGCGAAGGCACACGCGCCAAGATCTGCGAGCTCTGGGACCGCGAGACGCAGAAGGTGTACTGGATACACAAGGGCATGGCGCAGTTCGTCGACGAGCGCGACGACCCGCTCCGGCTCGAAGGTTTCTATCCCTGCCCGCGGCCGCTCTACGCGACCACGACGTCCGACACGCTCGTGCCAGTGCCCGACTTCCTGCTCTACCAGGATCAGGCCAACGAGCTCGACATCCTGTCCGACCGCATCGACGGGCTGGTAAAGGCGCTGCGCATGCGCGGCGTCTATGATGCATCCCAGCCTGCGCTGCAGCGCCTCCTGACCGAGGGCGACAACAACGCGCTCATCCCGGTCGACAAGTGGATGGCGTTTGGCGAGAAGGGCGGCCTCAAGGGCTCCATCGACCTCCTGCCGCTCGACACCCTCGCCCAGGCCCTGCTTCAGTGCTACACGGCCCGCGAGCAGATCAAGGCGCAGATCTACGAGATCACCGGCATCTCGGACATCATCCGAGGCCAGACCGCCGCGAGCGAGACGGCCACGGCGCAGCAGATCAAGGGCCAGTACGCCGGCCTCCGCCTGCGGTCCATGCAGGAAGAGGTGGCGCTATTTGCGTCGGAGCTCATCCGGCTCAAGGCGCAGATCATCTGCCAGCTGTTCCAGCCGCAGACCATCTTGCAGTACGCCGCCGCGCAGCAGATGTCGCCGGACGACCAGCAGTTGATCCCGCAGGCGCTGCAGCTTCTGGCCGACAAGCCGCTGCGGAACTTCCGCATCGAGGTTGCCAGCGACAGCCTTGTCCAGATTGACGAGCAGCAGAACAAGCAGGACCGGCTGGAGTTCGTGCAGGCCTATGGCGGGTTCCTGGAAAAGGCCCTGCCGATCGTCGCGCAGGTGCCGCAAGCCGCGCCCATCGTCATTGAGCTGATGAAGTACGGCGTCGGCGCGTTCAAGCAGGCTGAGCCTATTGAAGGAACGCTTGACCGCATGCTGGAAGGCATCACCCAGCAGCAGCAGGCGCAGGCCGGAGCGCCGCCGCCGCCCGACCCGGAAATGATCAAGGCGCAGATGGCGCAGCAGGCCGAGGCCGCGCGCGTGCAGGCCGACACCGCCATCGCGCAGCAGAAGGCCCAGTTCGACGCCCAGATGATGCAGGCCAAGCTGCAGGCCGAGATGCAGATGGAGCAGATGAAGGCGCAGGCGCAGGCCGCCATCGAAGAGCAGCGGCAGCGTTTTGAGGCTGCTTTGAAGGCCGAAGAGCTAGCGCAGCGCGCCGAGCTCGAGCGGCACAAGGCGCAGCTCGATGCCGACACGAAGGTGCTGGTTGCGCGCATCAGCGCAGCGGGCGCCGACGTGCCGGCCATCGATGCAGTGAGCGAGGCGACCAACCGCATGGCGACCGGCATGTCCGAAGACGTGCGCGCCATGATCCAGTCGATGGCCCAGGACAGCGCTGCGCGCGAACAGCAGCTGCTTGGATTGATGCAGGCGCTGATGCAGGCGATGGCGGCTCCCAAGCGCATTGTGCGCGGCCCGGACGGAAGGGCGATGGGCGTTGAAGTCGGCGCATGATCGGCATCTGGAACACGAGCCTATGGGACGGAGCGACGTGGGGCGCTGATCCCTACATCTACGTCGACGACACGCATGATGGCGAATATCGCGCACGCAAAATGCGCGAGGAGAAGGAAGCCGCCGAGCAACGCCGACAGCGAGTTCTTGCGCTTTACGAGCGCATCGTCGAAGGCAAGGAGACGTTACCGGGAGCGGCCGAATACGCGGTCACGCGGGCGGTCGAGGCCGCTGGCATTGAAAGCCGAGCTGACATCGTGGAGGCGCCGACCATCGACCTGAACCGCATTCTTGCTGGACTTGAACGTGCCTCGGCAATCCAGCGCGAGATGCACATCGAGGCTGATGATGAGGAGGTGATGCTGTTGCTATGAGGACGCGATACGTATGGCGCGACGGGGAGATGGTCGAGATCGCCATCGCTCACCCCGGCGCCGAAGCCAAGATCCAGATCGTCCCCGACATCGGCGGCTACAAGTCGATGGCGGACGGGTCGTGGATCAGCAGCCGCTCGCAGCATCGCGAGCATCTGCGCCGGCACAACTGCTTCGAGGTTGGCAACGAGATGCCGAAGCCTCGCGAGATCACAGCGCCGAGCCGCGAGCAGCGCATCAAGCGCCTGCGCGAGCAGCTGTGGAACATGACCGATCGGCAGGCGGACAAGATCCTGGCCGAGCTACGGTCGCAGAACCGGAGATGACATGAGCGACATCCAGAAGGTCGACAGCGACAGCCGCAAGGAGCTGCTTGCTGAGCAGTTTTCGCAGATCGAGGCTGAGGCGCCGGCGCCGGCGCCCGCTGCGGCGCCCGAAGCCGCCGAGCCGGCTGCCGAAAGCCGTTCGCGCGATGCATCCGGCCGTTTTGCCAAAACCGAGGCAAGCCCAACCAAGTCCGCGCCCGCAGCGCCGGAAGCGCCGGAAGATCCCGTTTGGCGCCGGCCTCCGCAGTCGTGGAAGAAGGAATATCACGACGCCTGGCTGAAGGCCGATCCGCGCCTGCAGGAATACGCCTACCAGCGCGAGGAGCAGATGCGCGCGGGCGTCGAGCCGCTGCGGAGCAAGGCCGAGTTCGCCGACGCCATGAACGAGGCCATCGCGCCCTACATGGACACGATCCGTGGCCTCGGGATCGAAGCCCCGCAGGCCGTGCGGGCGCTCATGGAGGCCGACAACATCCTGCGCAATTCCTCGCCGCAGGACCGGCTCAATTATTTTCATTCCTTAGCGCGCAGCTATGGCATAGACTTTTCGGCGCAGGGTCAATCCGCCCCACAGGCACCGGTTGATCCCAACTTCGTCGCGCTTCAGAACGAACTCATCAAGATTCGGGGCGAAGTGACGGGTTGGAAGCAAGCGCAGGAAGAGGCGCAAAACGCCGTCCTTCTTGACGAGGTGCACCAGTTCTCGACGAAAGCAGAGCATTTCGAAGCCGCGCGGCCAACGATGATCCAGCTCCTACAGAGCGGCGTCGCGACCACGTTGCAAGAAGCCTACGACAAAGCCCTGCGTCTTGATCCCGAGCTTTTCGCGGCGTCGCAGCAAGCCACACAGGCAGCGGCGATGGCCGATCGAAAGGCGACGGCAGACAGGGCGGCGAAAGCCGCCAGGGCAGCCGCTGTTTCGGTGCGCAGCTCCACACCCGGAGCGCCTGCGACCAACAAGATGGCGGACCGCCGTTCCCTCCTGGCCGAGCAGTTCGACGGGCTCTCGGAGCGGCTCTAACCAAACCCTCTGTAAGGAGTGCCTTCAATGGCGTTCGCGAACAGTTCGATCAGCGATATCATCGCGACGAACATCCAGTCGCGTTCCGGCGAACTCGCCGACAACGTGACCAACAACAACGCGCTGCTGCGTCGCCTCAAGGAGCGCGGCAACGTGAAAACGTTCTCGGGCGGTAACGTGATCTTGCAGGAGATCATGTACAACGACTCGACGACGAACAACACCAACTCCTACTCGGGCTACGAGGTCCTCAACGTCTCGCAGAACTCGCCCATCAGCGCGGCGCAGTTCTCGATCACGCAGTATGCCTCGGCGGTCTCGATCTCGGGTCTGGAGATGATCCAGAACTCGGGCAAGGAGGCGATCATCGACCTGCTCGACGGGCGCATGTCCGTCGCGGAGGCGCAGCTCGCCAACCGCATCGGCGGCGACATCTACCTCGACGGCACCGGCAACTCGGGCAAGAACGTCACCGGCCTCGCGGCGGCGGTGCCTGACAGCCCGTCCACCGGCACCTACGGTGGCATCAGCCGCGTGACGTTCTCGTTCTGGCGCTCGGTGGCCTACTCGGGCCTCACGAACGGCGGCGCGGCGGTCACGGCGTCCAACATCCAGCAGTACATGGACTCGGTCGCGGTGCAGCTGATCCGTGGCACCGACAAGCCGGACCTGATCGTGGCGGACAACAACTACTACCGCCTCTATCTGCAGTCCCTGCAGTCGATCCAGCGCATCTCGGACAGCGGCTCGAGCATGGCTGGCGCGGGCTTCGCCTCGCTCAAGTACTACGGCGCGGGCATGGCCTCCGATGTCGTCCTCGACGGCGGTATCGGCAACGCGGCAACGGCGAACCACATGTGGTTCCTGAACACCAAGTACCTGATGTTCCGGCCGCATGCGGACCGCAACTTCGTGCCGATTGGCGGCGAGCGCCAGGCGGTCAACCAGGACGCCATCGTCAAGCTCATCGGCTGGGCCGGCAACCTCACCAGCAGCGGGCCGCAGTTCAGCGGCGTGCTGATCGCCTGAGAAGGAGACCAGACAATGGCGTATTCCTTCGTGGAAAATCGGGTCGGCCTCCCCGCCGTCACCGACATCGACTCGGGCGTCACGATGCCCAACGGGACGTCCGCGATCCCGACCCCGCCGGCAACGCTCGGCATGGTCGCGCGCGCGTTCGACCCGGTCTACGGCGAGGGTGAATTCATCCTCCTCGTGGGCGTCGCCTCGACCGAGGTCGGCTCGCTGGTGTCCTACAACGCCTCGACCTACCAGACCGCGCTGGCCGCCAACACGGCGAACCTCGCGGGTCCGGTGGCCGTGGCGATGTCGGCCAACCTCGCTGGCACCTTCGGCTGGTACCAGATCGGCGGCCTCGCGGTCATGAAGAAGACCGCCGTCGCCGTCTCGCCGCAGGTCGCCATCTATCAGTCCGCGACGACGGGCCGAGTGATGCCGACGGTGGCGACGGGCAAGCAGCTGCTCGGCGCGCGCGCCGCCAATCTGGCGACGGTCGCGTCCGGTGTCTCGACGGTGATCGTTTCGATCAACCGTCCGCACAAGCAGGGCCAGATCATCTGACGACTAGGGGCGGCGGGTTCGCCCGTCGCCCCTTCCTTTCGAGGTACGCATGGCGCTGCCGTCGCGCGTTCTCAACTCCGGCGTCACCAGCCTCTCGACCGTGGCGATCTGCGGCGAGGGCGCGAGCGACGTCTCGGCAGCAGGCAGCACCTCCAGCGACGCGGCGTCGCTCTCCAGCATCTACAACCGGATTTCCACGGTCGCCGCAGGCGCTGGCGTGAAGCTGCCGCCGACCGAAATGGGCGCGACGGTCTTCGTCGCAAACGCGGGCGC